CCCTCAATAAGGCTTGCAACAAGAACTACTCCCTGCACAACAAAGATGAACCAGCAAATAGCTTGAGTCTGAGGGTTAAGAAAATATTTGTAGCGGTCAATAAATAACAATCCACCAGAAATTATCACACTCAAAATAATTAAAAACACAACACTTCCTTATTGCGGAGTGACATCCTGAGGTCTCCACCAGTATGTCTGGTTAAACTCTTTCTTCGAACGTTGCTCCATTTTACGCAAATAGCCTGGTGAAAAATACTCCTGCATCTGGTTAAAGATCATGTGATCGAGAGCCGCCTTCAAGTACCAGAGATTCGCACCAGGCATCAAACCTTTCCCCAGCTTAACCAGATCACCACCAGTCTGCTCATTCTTCCCTTCCACAGCATTTAACGGTATTCCCTGAGCAATCTTCACTACGTCATCAACCAGACCAGCTACCGGGCCAAGCATCGACGCCAGCGCGCCGCTTCCGTACCTGGTGTGATCTGACAATAAAAAGTCACCGTAAAGGCCAAGACCACCACCTTTCAGTAGAGCACCAAGCCAGAATTTTGCGGCATCTTCTCCTGTCATCTCTCGAGGATTACGACCAGACGCAAGGTCGTTAAGTTGCTGCGACAAAGCGCCAAGAATGGTCGTACTGGCAATAAACGTCGCAATATATGCCGCACGCCCACCAGCAGACGGCATACCCATAGCGCGTGACCAGTGACGCATAACCACCGAGATAGGGAACGATTTAAACAGGAAAACACTTCTCGTTAATTCACCTTTCCATGTTCCACGCTGAATACCAGAACCAGTTATCAGTTGCTCACGTGCTCCCGGTGTAATAACAGCCATATCAACTTCTTCAGTTACGGCACCGAGCAATTTACGCATTGCCTCAAATTTCACGCGTTCAGGCTCACCAAGATGTTTAACTGCTGAATCAGGGATACGCATAATGCTTTCCGGTGTCAACATCGTATTATTGCCGTTCCCCCAGTCCTCCTGTTGCGCCAGCCTCCATACGCTCCAGTCTGTGTCAGTAATCCCTTTGCTTTTCAGGATACGAAAATCAGAATCATCGAGGCTATGAAGGTCTGGTGTCCGTGACACTACTTCTCCCAGGCTTCCCATCATGGTTACGCCATAGGCGCGCTTGTGCGCATCTGACCATGCTGTAAGCCCACTAGCACGCATTACCGCCGTTGCAGTCCAACGAGACACAGACGGCCCCATATTATCCATCGCCCAGCGGTTAACGCTGCCAAGTAGAGATTCCATCGCCAGACCAGCGCGTCGCGCCCGCGCAAGCTCAGTACGGTTCGTTGGGTCCATAGCTTCAAGCTGGTTGCGGAATAACTGGTTCATTGGAAGGTTGGTCACCTTCGCAGACAGATACATGGTTCCAAGATCAGAGAACGATGACAGCAACGCGGATCCGAGTCTGCTGGCAACCAGCCAGTTGCGGATATTGTCAGACCATTGCGCGATGTGCGGATTCGCTACAGGCTGTGTCTTTCCGGAAATAAAGTTGTACAGATTCTCTGTGTTGTTCGCCAGCCGCTCGACTTTACCGGTTTTACTCGGGTTAGCTGTTGCCGTTTCTGCCTTAACCTGATCAAGAAGTGAGCGGAAAACATGATCGGGGTTTGGACCATATGTTTCCACCAGAGAAATATCTTTACTGATACCTTCCAGGTGACCGACCATGATTTCCCATAGAGAGCGATCGCCATAAAGTTGTTGATATTGGAGATAGGAATCTGCATCTTTGAAATGTATCTGTCGTGATGCATTACCACGGTTAGCACGTGCGCCGGAAATTCGCATTCCGGTATCAGTAAGCTTATTCAGCCCACCAGTAGCGATCGTGTTATAAGCCTCTCCAAGAAATGCAGACAACTCGGCATCGTTCATCAGTTGTCCATCGGCTCGGGTATAATATTTGCGATCCAGCTTACCTATAACATCGCTAACCCACTTATCCTTTGATACTGCCCCAACCTTTTCCATAGAATGATGTTGAGGGATCCCCCAGTTTTCGAGATAGCCAATGTCCCCACCAGCATCATTAAACCGGCGGCGCAGCAGCTCTGTAACTTCTCTCCACGCCTTAGCACCTTTTCTTGCTTTAGCATTGCCAGTATTTTGCCCCCGCATTTCATATACCAGGTCACGTACGCCCGCTTCATCTTCAAACAGACCAAAAAAGCGAGGATCAACTGCTTCGAATGCCTCCTGCAATTGACTCAATGCATAATCACGAGTGGCTTTTGTTCTGGATTCAACAGAGAGGAAATTCGATTTACCGTCTGCATTAAAAGCAATAGTACGGTTAAGAGCGCCAAGTTTCCCATCAGCCCCTTGATAGCTATTGATAAATTTATCCAATCTCTGACGTGCGGCTATAGTGAGAGCCACACGACGTTTCTTTAATGCCGCTTCTCGCTGTAATTCTTCAGATGCCAATTGTGCTGCACGATACAACCGTTCTGATTCGGAAAGTTGTCGCCACGACATCGGGTCATCACGAGCAATGGAGCGCATATTTCGATAAATGCGGTCTTCAATGTTCTGTATTTCTCGCGCCGTTAACGTGCGCTGCGCCGCCTGCTGGACCGCTTGTATACATTCCTGTCTCATTTAATTTAACCTCTCAAGAAACACGCCACAGCAACATCAAACAGGCTGGAATCCTGTATTGCCTGCTCACTTTCCCTGTTCGCTTCATCCAGTACTTCACGCGCACTGCGCGATTGTGGATTACCATCATCATCCAGCACGGTGATTATCATGTCCGGAGATTCAAGCAGCGAGTCTTCAGCTATACGCAGATCAATATCTCCTGCCGGATCTGCCATCATTTTTTGTTCTGTCTGTTGCAATATCTTACCGGGCTCAAAAGGAGCTACTTCGTCTGGCGTCCTGACCTCTGCTGTTTTATAGAATGAAACAGCCTGAGCATTAAGTTCACTTTCTGCCTGCTGTCGCCGTGCCAGTTCTGCTCGAGCTTCAAAAAACTGACCGCCAGGCTCATGCGGTGCCAACGCGTTACGAGAAAATTCCAGGCGTTCTTGCGCCTGCCGGATTCGTTGGTCAATATCGCGAAGTCTGGCCTGTTTATCTGATCGAGCACGAGATAAAGCCTTACCGCTACCGGTTGGCTCTTCTGCAAGAATTTGTGCGCGCTGTTCAGTGAGATTTTCAATAATTCGTTGGCTATTAGCGATTTCAGACTGGTAAACCTGTCTATCGCCACGCGGCAAAAGCTGCGCGGCCTGTTCTTCAAGCAACCGATTTTCTATAGCGCGCGCCGTTACTCCATCATCTACAGATGACAGAGCCTCATTAACTGCCTGAGACAGCAGACTCTTGCGCCCAGGAATTTCACTGAAAGATGCAGACTCAACAATGCTGGCAACGTCTACAGGTCTCCCCTGACTAACATCAGACATGGCTTTTCGCAGAGCCTGAATGTGAGAATTGCGCGAAAGCACGTTGATCGGGACGCCGGGAGCAATATCAATTTCAGCATGATGAGCGGCATTCGCCGCCAGTGCAGCATCGACATCAACTGGTGAAAAATTTGGTGCGCTTGTAGACTCGCCGCGAGAGTTAATAAATCTGCCGACACCACCAAACGCCACCCCAAGAACAGCATCAATAGCAATTGCCTGTCGATCCAACACATCATACTGGTTAGCCATTTCGCTATAGCCACCATCACGAAGCGTTTTTGCAGTAAGCCCACGCTGTGCCATACCGAACGCAATATTTGTACCTGCGGCATAGGCAATATCTGGCGTTGCACGTACTGCTGTTGCTGCGGCGCGTCGCACTGAACTCTCACCCGTCCGCGCAAGCTGAGCCGCCACACCTTCCGCCAGCGCACCACCAGCACGTAACCCGAGGCTCATAGGGATCAGTGTTCCGGCACCAGCAGTAATGCCCTGCACTAATCCCGCTTCCTGCGCCGTCCTGAAATCAACACCCTGTGCTGTCAGCCGTTCAAACTCAGAAAAACCCTGTAGCGAAGTTACCGCCGCTGCACCTCCGACAGGACCACCGAGCGTTGTACCGACAACAGCCTGCCCGCCCATATCGAACAACCCATAAAGAACCTTCCCGGCGGTTCCGGTTGTCGCTGCATCAGGCGTCAGCCGCTTAACCTGCTGCTCTGCTAGTTTTCTCTGCTCGGCAATGTATGAAACTGAAGTATCATTGAGCGAGGTGTTTTCGTTAATAAACTGAGCAATCGGGGATACGATTTTATCCATCCCTGCCCATAGCAACTGATCTGGCTTTGCCACCAGCCCGGAGTACAAACCAGACAATGCCGCTCCTACAGCATTGTCGAAAAAACCAACATCGCTGTTAAAGCCCGCTGGATTTGATGCTGCTTCGTCAAGTTGCTGATTCTGGTTTACTGGATTAAGGCCAAAGTAACTCATTGCGGAATATCTCCGGAGAATCTCTGACGCTTCTGTGTCAGATCAAGAACAACAGGAGAACCATCATCTTTCAGCAGATAACCAGTACCAAGTTTCACCAGGTACTGACTATCGCCGTAACTTTGCAAACCATACTGACCAGGCGGTGTTTTTATCCCGGTGCCGACAACTTGTTCATTCCAAGCCTGATTAACCTGCTTATCGAATTGCTCTGCAGACATTCCCCACGGCAAAAGGACATTCCCCATTCCGTTATAGTCATGCACGCCACCTGTAGCTACGTTAACAGCCTGTTTCCAGATATCATTGTCAATTTCGCCTGATACCACGCCTTTTTTCGCCATCACACCAGCGTAATAGTCCTTTGCGATCTCGTATGCCATTGATGCCCCCTGAGCATCACCAGCAAATGCATCCTTCACCATGTCAGAAAACTCAAGGCGAAGATCAGCATCTTTAGGCATCGGAATACCTTTCGCATCATCAGTACCTTTACGAGCCGCCGCGCCAGCAAGAATTGTCTGCGCAGCGGTTTCAGGAGACACGGAAACATCCGGATTAAACCAGTTTTTTTCTGCCAAAATACCACCAGGCTTGTCCATCAGTATCCCGGCAACGGCAGCAGATGGAGCGTTGGCACTGATCTGCTGTAGTGCTGACATATACACCTGCCCACCACCAGTGCTCTGCCTGATGGTATCGAGATATGCTGCCTGTTGGGAAACTGGAGCATCACGAAAGAAAACACCGATCTGATTGGCCTCGTCTTTGGAAAAGAACGTCAGTGGAGTGCCATATGACTTAGCAAGGTCACTGACCTGAGCGGCACGCAAGGCAACGCTCTGTCCAAAGTTATCCTTATTGCTCATGTCGATAGGCTTTGCCTGTCCGGAGGAAAGAGAGAACTGCACAGGATCCGACTGCCGCTGCTTTATCACCTGATTTGCAGCAGAAACAACGTTGTCATAAAGAGCTGCGCGTGCCGCATACCCTTCCCCTGTATCACCAGTATCCGGGCGTAATTGCTCAACATATGCTGTAATGCTGCTTGTCGGCATGTTGCGGAAAGAGCCTATATACTGTCCAGCGATCTGCGTATTTCTGAACTCGGTATATCGCAGGTTTCCTTCTCTGACGCCATAAGCTGCAATAAAATCAGCCTCACCTGGTGGGTTAGGAAATTCAACGCCACGCATATACGCAGCCGTCGCATCGCGAACCTGGCTGTCAATCATCGTTTTATATTCAGCCTGCTGCTGCCGACGCAGTTGATCCGCCTGCCGCATAAAACTTGCCTGAGCCTCAGGAGATGCCGCATCGAATGCTGCATTACCGGTATAGCGTTTGGTGTTGGTTGGAATTGTTGATAAACCAAGTGCTGCACTGACACCAGCAGTTAACTGCTGATCACTGTATGGCTGGCTACCGTTCTCATGATGGATAATGGCTGCACAAAGCGCCTTCAGGGTATCAGGATTTGATGCATCGAGAGGCTCATCAGCAGAAACGCCAAGTTGTTCGCACACTGCTTTGATATACGACATAGTGTCATTTTTATCAGTAGGCGGTGCCCAGCGATTAATTATCTCGCTGACGGTATCAATACCCTGCCGCTGATACGACATCAGGTTCCGCCCTAATGCACGAATCCCGTGTTCGGGTGTTTCGAATTTAGCAAATCTACCATCATCACCGGTCTGGCCTACCCACGGATTAGTTTTGCTGTATTCGAGATTTCCGGGGTTATTGTTGCGTATGCCACGGACACGCTCGGAAGAGCCACTATCTGCTACAGCACGGCGAGCTCCAGAAGCAGTATCACTTAATTCGCCATTACTTTGGATGAATGCGGTCGCATTGTTTGCCGACCACTGGGACAATGCGGCATCAGCAACCTTCTCTTTAAACTCGATTTTCTTGGCCTGGATTTGCTCGTCGCTCCAGCCATGCGCAATGCCGTAATCCTCAATTTGCTGGAAAGTTTGCTTATTAGCCAATACGTATGCGGCGTTGTCGCCATACAATGCTGCGGCATTTTTACCATTGTTCAGCAGCGTAGCCTGAAACTGGCCTTCTTCGTAGGCATTTATTTGCCCTATCTCGTGCCGCCCGGCCTGCGTAGTGAACTGAATGCGCTGCTGCTGCGCCTGCTGCATGAAAGCATTACGAGCCTGTTCATCCGGCAGCGACATAGCCAGTTGTTCGACCTGAGCATCAAACTGCTGCGTATACTCCTGACCTTTTCCAATAGCATTTTTCCCTTTCAGGTTAAGCAAACCTGTTTCAGGGTTATTCAGCAGATCACTGCTTATCTGACTGAGGTTAAGAGATGCCTCCTGAGCCAGAGCGATATTGGCACGCTGTTTTGCCTGACCAAAAACATCAATTGCCTCTGCCCCTGCCCGAACAAAAGCATCACCAATACCTGGCTGAGAAAACGTCTGCAAGCCTGCTGACTGAACTCCACGGCTCTCAACCTGACGTCCGGATACTGTTGGTACGACTGGCATTATAATCCTCCGGGTAATCTGGTTCCTGCTGCTGCCCCGATTGGTGCAGGAGTGCTTTGAGTAAACGGACTCCACGTCCCACCAAACATCTGGTACGCACCGTATGCCTTCAGAGGCGCAGTGAGCAATGTTGTTGCTGCTCCCACATTCCCCTGTTTACGGGCTGAACTGGCTTCTGCTTTATAGTTGGCAGCCTGAACCTGATAACCGTAAGCCTCGCGTTGCGCGTTATTCACCGTCGTCAGCGAATCAAGAGCGCCAAACTGGGCAGTGTCGCCAAATATATCCAGCGCGTTACCTGTAGATAAATCAGCGCCGGTAGCCCCCATTGTCGCCGCCTGTGTACCAAGCCGCTGTCGGGTCTCTCTGCGTCGTTGCTCAGCTTCAGCGTTACCTCTGTTTATTGCATCATTTGCCTGAGATGTGGCTATATCTGCGTTCGCTTCTGCAACCTTCGAGGCATACTTTCCCTGTTGGTACTGGGTGTATGCCTGAATGCCACTCATGGCGAGCATTGCGCCACCAGCAATAACCGGATCGCACATTATTTTCTCTCCATGTGAAATCTGTGGAAATTAAGACCAAGAGCACCATAAGGCGCGGCTTCTTCAAGCCTGAATCCAAGCCAGTGCAGCCATGCTTTGGCAACATGGTTTCGCTCGTCGACGTAGTTTTCCAGGCGCGGATAAACTACCAGCATCTGCTGCAATACAGGGCGGCAGTGGCGCAGAAATGTCTTCTGATATTTTTCAATACGGCTGGTTCCTACCAGCCAGGGCGTACCATTGCCACCGATCATTGACGCCGGAGATACACCAAACATGGTTACCAGTTCTCCGTTCGCGAACCCTGACCAGGCCATAGTCGCAGTGCGAAGACCAACGCGCAGCGCATCTTCGGTAGTCATCAGCGATACCGCATACAGTTCGTCAATATCAGCCTGACGAACATCCGGCAAAATCATCTGAAGATGCTCTTCGGTAGCGGGAATAATTTGAACATCGATCATCAGAATCCCCCAACAGTAAGGCGAGGAATAACGGCAAGAACAGACAGCGGCAACGGGTCAAGCTGACGGATTTTTACACGCCCGTTTTTGCCCCAGTTACTGTCCAGTTTCACTTCTACTTTTCCGGTAGCATCATCAACAGGATCATCGTAGAACTCGAATTCACGCTGTGGATATTCGTACCATTTACCGCCGGGCGTAGTCGCCCAGATGCCGCGACTGGCATTCACAACCAGAGTAACGGACGGGATCTCCTGTTTTTTGTCCAGCAGCGTTTCCTGTCCGTTAATGTTGATATCCAGTGTTTCGAATTCAGCAGTTATTGGCAGGCCGATGTGCACAACAGCCCCCGGTGATTCCAGCGTGACGGCACCTCCGGAAACCACTTTTTGTGGTTCCACGTTCGCATCAGAGAGGATGTTTACGGTCTGGCCTTCAAGATGAGACAAGCCGCCAAATGTCCGGCGCGCCATCTGCCAGTTCGTGGTGGCCACATTCCTGAGGGATGGCGGGACGTTCCTGTTAGCACGAACCACTACTGCGGTATTGCTGGTTACAGAAATAATGTCGCAACGTAATTCTTTTGACACTTCATCGCCAGTACCAGGATCAGCTCCGGTATAAGGGAACTGTAGTTGCGCACCAACATCACTACTGGTGAAGTACGCACCACCAGAAACACTGATTGTATATTCCGCGTGGTAATCCCATTCACCAGAACCACCAGTGATGGTCATCGTTCTGTCAGACGTATTTCTTCCATCATAGCTAAGGCCAGAATCAACAAAGAAAGCATCTTCATCGCTGGTAAATAAAAGGCTGGAAAGTCGCTCGATGTATCTCACTGTTTGCCCGTTAACGGTTCTGTTAACGACGAAATACACTGCATCTTCATTGCCTTCGCTGATACTGCATGTGCTTTCATATTTTCCGGTACTGGATTGTGGTGCCCATGCAAAAACCTGCTGATCACGCAAATAGGTCATCACCAGTAATTTACCGTCATCACGAATGCAGAAGGCACTGGAGTAAGGGACAATCGAGAAGCACCAGTCAACAATGCTGTGCTTCTGAAAAAGATGATTGGCAAGGATAGTAAGGTCGTTCCCCTGATAGCCGTCAACATCGAATGAATAGGCCAGATCACGGACAACACTGCCTTTCTCCTGGACGAACAGAGCAATATTCGCCACAGCAATTGGTGGGACGTTGCTTGAGCCATTTGATCCCTGAGAGCTGAATGCAAATGATGATGGGGTTAACACTTTGTTCTGGTCACCGGTGATGACGTACTCACCTCCGGAAGTCAGCGCCACCAGAGAACCAACATCAATCAGGTGACGGATCTCATTAACCTGACGCCCGGCATAGGTGTAGATAATTCTGTCGTCATCCTGCGTAGGATTGCTTTTGCCAAAATCCTTATAATCCCCGGTACGGCTGGCCCAGATAGTCTGAGGGAACGCAGTCGATGCGGCGAAGTAAAGACGTTGTTGATAATAAACAACAGTGCCAGGATAACCATTAACACTGTTCCAGGCATATTTAGCCCATTTATAGCTGGCATTATCCTCGCCCACGACCTGCGAAGGGATATAGGAAATCACCTCGGCAGTTGCAGTAGTTCCATTTGCAGCAGTGATACGGGCAATGCCAAAACCACTGTGCAGATATTCCCACTCAATGCCAGTATCATCATCACCGGATCCGCCCCAGCCATCCCATGATGTGCCTTCTGTATGCGAAGGGCGCAAAGTACCTGTTTTGCCTGCTGTAACGGCGCGATAGTAGTTACTGTCTGCACGGCGAATATCGCCAATCGACGTACTCTTACTGGTTTCCCATACCGGCACTGAATCCACTGCAGGCTGTTCCAGATAGAACAATTTGCCTACCTGCTCCGCGCCAAAAATAGAGGCGCTTGCCGTTAACGTAATTGTCCCGGTGCTGGCGCTGGCATAAACCGTCACTGACTCGTCAATATTGATATCTTCAAATGGCCCGTTCTTCGTTACCACATCAACCAGTTGCCAGTTGTCATGAGCATATCGGCGCAACTCTTTCGGCGGGTATGCCGGGTGAACCAGCGTAAGCACGTCGGCGCTTTGCGTGAATTTAATTCGGAACAGATCGGCTTCAGTATATGGCGTGGCAATTTCATAAATAACATTGCTGCTGTTCAGCACCAACGCACCATCTTTGATAACGCGCATGTACTGGTGTCCGAACTCCAGAGCATAGGTCTGAACCGTCGAGAACTGGAACGGGATCAGGCGGCATTTCCGATTTGGGTATTTGGCGGCACCGACAAAACGCGTACCAGGTCGATTCTCAACGCCGCCATACTGCCGCACGATAAAGTTATCGCACTTGCGCAATGCTACCTGGTACTTCGCCATGTCAATACGCCCGTACAACGACGGTCCAATCTCACCACCGGCAAAGCTGGGCTGGATCCAACTGATAGCCATCAGGACAACCTCGCAATGGTAAACTCATCAACCGGTGGCTGTGGTTCCTGTGATTCATTCTGGCTATGCGAGCCAGCACTAAGAATCACGCGATTGTACATATTGAGGGCAAACGTACCGAGGTCTGCATTCCCAGTCAGCGCCATGTTAATAGCTGCCGCAAGACGCCAGGCCAACGCCTCCATAAAAATGGCATCAAACATGTTCACATCTGTAACGCGAGAGACATACTTGAGCCATGCCTGAGGCTGGTCTGTGTAGATCAACTTTCCTGTTCCGTTGGTGTCTGCACCAACTTCGTACTGAACGCGCATTGCTGCTGTTGGATTGCGTACACCAGGAAGCATAATTTCAGTAATGCGCAGACAATCTGACGGGTACTGGTACGCATATTCCCAGTCAGGCGGTGGATTGCTCGTATCTGCAAGCGCCACGCGTTTGGTAGCAAAGTTCCAGTCAAAATCAGAAAGCACAGCATCACGACAGGCCTCAAAGTGCAGCGAACATTCCCCCGCTTCCTTGCTGGCTTCCGTCAGGCTGTTAATGCTGCGGCTGTTGCCAATATTGGACAGCGCACGATTACAGATCTCTACTACAGAGGCCATCACTCACCTCCGTTACCGTACAGAGTTTCAGCCGCTGATTTTTCTACATCCCCGGAAACAGGAGCGATCGCCATATCAGTGATCTGCAGATCGGCGCTGCGATTAACGCCATCGTTAGTTTCTCTGGCAGACAGGCCTCGAATAACAGCCTTTGCAGTTATCATCACTTCCGTTCCGACGCCCTTAGGTTGCGCCTTCAGCTTATTCAATGTGTCGTTATTCAGCGTGATGCACAGCCCCCACGGGTATTCATCGCGAGTTCTGGTTTCTCCGCTCTCATCCTGGTAGCTGTCAGTGCCGGTTTTGAGGTTTACGAGTTCCATATACACTCCTGCAATAAAGGGGCCGAAGCCCCTTGTCTGATCCGCGAGGCTTACACGCCCAGTTCTTTACGCTTATCTGCGATCTTCTCGCGGAGCGTTCCGGCTTTGGCGTTATGGTGTGGCTTCTCGTTAAAGAGCAATTCGTACTCTTCACGGAGCTTATCCAGCTCACCATCATCTGACACATCGTTGATGATTTTGGTACTGGTTGCTGCCATTGACACCTTTCCTGCTACCTTTGCTTTTGCCTGTCTGGCTGCATCGTTAACAGGTTCCAGTGCGCTACCAGGCTCACCTTCGTATTCGATTTCTGCCCCCTCCGGCCACAGAGTGTTATGGATATGAGAGAGGCGCAGAACGCGGTATCTTGGTTTCTCACCTGACATCGATATCACCTTAACCAGTTACTTTTGAGCGGATCGGATACGGCGTATTGGCATCAACATCAAGACTGATACCAGCAGTGAATTCGCCAGCCGTTAGTGGGCCAGTTGCGACGGAGTAGTTAACACGCAGATATCGCTGAACACCGGCAGGCACCTTTGCAGAAACAACTCGTTTACCTGCTGTCAGGGCGGTCTTTGCCAGTGCACCACTATCATAAATAGTGGTCCATGAGCTGTTATTCTCACTCGTCTGCAACTGGATGTTTACAGTTGCCTCACCACTTGCCGTGGCGGCTTCGTTAACCAGCGCCCAAAACTCAAGCGGGTAACCCACGCCGATATCACGACGTTTTCCGTCAATTGGACCGAGATCGATTACGTCAGTAGAAGCCGCGGTATTCGTAACCGCCTGAGCTTCGGAGAACATCAACAGTTTGTCGGTGATCATCTTCTTTCTCCATTAGTGGGTCTGTTACGACCCACAGGTTAATAACAGGCGTTACACCACGCGGGCTTCTGTTTCCAGAAGCGCATCAGTTTCACGGATTGGTACACCACGGAATGAAGTCCACCACTCGCCTTCAGTCTCTTTTACGCTGATAGCCAGAGATGTTTTCTCCAGAGATTGCAGATCAAGAGCCTGGCCTACAGTGCGGTTCATGTAGAACACCGGGCGGCCCATTCCACGGTTTGGAATGCGATGCAGTGCTTTAACCATCAACTTCGCAATATTTGCGGCAGAGGAAGGTTCTGAAAGATTGCTGACATCGATGTTTGCAATGCGAACAACATAACGCCAGTCACGCAGAGCAAGTCCGTTGTCCCATTTGTAATGGGTGCGATAGCCTTCGTACTTGCCGCCATTAGCATCTTCCAGTGTCACCTGGCCTTTATCTTCCATCTGGATGCCAGCCTTCTGCCCTTTCGGGAAGATGCCATGCACGGTGTTTTCGCCCCACACCACTAACCAGATTGAGGTGTTATCTGTACCCGTGCCACCAGCATCAATGATGTTCTGAGCATTACCCGCAGACAGGCTGGAATAGCGGGAGGACAGTCCCATAAACTGCTGAGGGTTAACGCTGGAATCACCATAAAACAGCGTCTGCGCCATCTGCTGATTCATCGCTTCAATAAATGCGCGGTCTTCAGACAGGCGGAATTCAGCGGTATTGCCGTTCAGATCAGCCAGTGACTTATCGACTTCAGCATAGGTTTCCAGCATGCCAACGGAATCGGTGACCTGCACCGTGGTTGATTTGCTTGGCTGTACGCCATAGTTCAGCAAACGCCAGGTAGCTGAAGGTAAACCAGAACGAATGGTGGTTCGGTGTCCGGTAGGAAGGTTCCCTTCGACAAAAGGCATATCCTGAAGGATCGGGTTAGTTTGACCGAGAAGCTCGATAATCTTATCGACTTTCCCGTTTGGATCGACGCGCTTACCCCAGTCAGCCAGCGTTAGCGCAGTTAAGCCTTTAACAGCCATTGTCATTTCCTCTCTTATTTGCCATAGAGCACTTCGGCCGCACTACGCTGGCCTTCATTACCACCGGTGACCATGCCATCCTCAGACATCGCCTTTCCGATTTTCACGAACGTTTTGACCAGATCAGGGTGATTACCCAGTCCGGTGGTGTTCAGATATTCTTTGAGTTCAGGTGTCCCGAACTGGTCAAGCGCACGCTGTGCGGCGCTAAGGTTAGAAATCAACTTGTCGCCACCGATTTCTTTGTCAGCTTTTACATCAGCAGCCCACTGCTCGGTTGTTTTCTGCCAGGCTTCTGCCTGGCGCTGCTGCACACCTGCCAGAATCTTTGGATAAGCATCAACCAGCTTTTGCGCTTGCTCGTTGGTCAGGTTAAGTTCTCGCGCCACCGGCTCGAATTCCTTCAACGCTTCTGTATCCAGCTCTACGCCTTCGGCAGCCTGAAACTCGTACTTCTCAGGCGCACCCTCTGGTTTATCGCCGTCCTTTTTTTCATCCTGCTTATCGTTTTCAGGCTTTTTGTCATCAGCAGGTTTATCGCCATCAGCAACAGGTTGTGGCTTATCACCTTCCGGTTGTGATGGATCGCCAACTGGAGCAGGGTTATCACCTGCAGGCGCTGACGGCTCTGACGCAGCCGGAGCTGCTCCACCATCGACTGGTTGCTCATTGCAAAGACGGCGATACAGCAAACGCTCAAATAAATTCATGATCACTCCTGTTCACTGGCCTCTTTGGCCATCTTCAAATACTGTTCAGGGCAATGCGCCATAACGCGCTGAAACAGTTCCAGCGCCAGATTGCGTTGCCCCTCATTAAATGCCATTGCCATAGCGTCCATCGGCGAGATAGCGGAAAACACACGACCTTTCTCCAGCACCGACCAGACAACGCGACGCCCCTGTTCACTGCTCATGACAAAGCGAATGTCATCAATTTCACGCTGTGCCATGTCACGTTGCTTACGGGCGTTTTCTTCTTTCAGTTGATCGTCTTCGTAATCTGTCATTGTGATTGCCCACCCTGACCACTAACTGCATTCGCCATAGCTGACAAAACACTCGGATCCGAAGTTTTAGCTTCGCTTAGCGTCTTGGCACCCTGTGCCGCCGCCATCCCCATCGCCATCATTTGTTGCTGCTGTTGCTGCTGTGCCCGTTGCTGGCGAGCCTGCTCAACCTGTTCCTGCGGAACAATGACGGTTGGAGACACTCCGGACATATCAGCGAATGCATCGATCGCCTGATCAACGTTGAGTTTGTCGAGAGCTTCTGGTTTCGCTTGCGCAAGTTGACCAATGAAGTTGACCGTAGACGCCAGACTGGACAGGCCGATAGACTTCTGCGCCTGAGCCATGACGGAAATGTATTCGACCTTCAGGGGCATACCTTCCATCACGTCTGGCGGTGGCGGCAGCATGTTTTTACGCACCATCATCGAGAAAGAGCGATCAATGAGAGGATTAAGACATTCGTCGTTCAGGCGCTCCAGAACCGGCCCCAACATCAGAAGTTTTTCTTCTTTCATTTCGATCACCGCTTCCACAGGCATCGAGCGGGTATTGATGTTCTGCAACATCATGAACAGATCGACAAAGTAGGCGCTGTTAATGATTTGCCGAGTGTCCTGAATGTCTGCTACCAGATCTGCTGTACTGGGGTTAACCAGATAAGCAGGCCTGAAACCATCCTGACCAGTAATCTGATCGATATACGTGATGTCGCCAGGAAGAAGGGAGGCGCGCTGATTCTTGAGGGAAGTCGGAGCAACCATCGGCGGATTGGTGGCTTTATCAATCAACTGCGACTTGCGCTTCTGGAGAAGCTGCAATGCCTTAACAGGTCCAAGCGCCAGCATACCCGGGCATGATGATCCATAAACATCTTCGCCGTTAACTTCCCAGCGCGGAGCCATAATTGGAAACTCATCGAATCCGGACTCACGCAACAACTTGTCGTTATCGCCACCAACCTCGTAATAAACCGATTTGAATGGCTTGTTCTTGCTATCCAGCTTCGATGTATCGCGGTCAATGTTCGGGTAAACCGAATGCATCACTTCAATCCACTTCTCGTAGGTGCCGCTTTCCCACATGCTTTTTACGGATTCGCTGACGTTATTTAGCCCGAACTCCTGAACAAGCTGACGAACAGTCATAGAGAACTTGCGAAAACAGGTGTCAACACTGCCACGAGGTGAGTTAGCCAGGTAGTAACTGCCTATCGGGAATGGCATTGTGCGAATGATGTCCTCGTCATCCTCCAGCACTGCCATTGCACCAGTGCTGTATGTGCCGAGGCTTCCGTATAACTGCGGCAGCGACTGATAGAGATTCGACTTATTGAACATATCGTTCATGCGGTTCTGCACCGCCTCAAGCCACAACTTAACAGGGCCATAATCCATCATTTCAGGATCTGGCGTAGCCAGGCGAAACCACGGACGCGCGGGGCTTGTGATGCCTGACATCATGCCGCTGGCGAGAGTGCGCGCCGCCATAGTCCCGGTCGAATCAATAATGCGTGTATTGCGTCGATCGTTACGGTTGACCTCAGAAGTCAGAAAGCGGGAACCACGCGGGTTGATGTAATCACTCAACTCGCGCCAGTGCGGCTCGAACGACTGACGCTCGCTTTCAAGTTGTGCGAACTGTTTGTTCAATCGCTCTTTAGTTGTTTCCGCCATTTCAATGACTCCGGTTACTGACCAAGCAGCGTTTTACCGCTGGTATTAGCGGTTGATGTGTCGCCCTGAGAACCGGTAAGCAGCGTAGAACTACGACCAGCAGCAGCGCGACGGCGACGTGTTTCTTCGTCGCGGGCATCAACAACGGCGGCATCCTGCTCCTGTGGTGCTGCCTGAACTTCTGGTGTTGCAGGCACTGATGGTGAGCTACCCATGCACATATCAATGACTCCGTACGCAATTAAATTATTACCAATTTAACCACATATGATTTATTTATCGTAGAAGGTTGACATTTAACGCGTGAATTATTACCTTTCAGGTAACCAAAGAGCTCATTCTGGTTACTAACCTGACTGGCTTGTCGTTAAATTAAACAGGTGGAGTGAGCTTTTATTTTGAGCAGTACGGCGTATGGCACATGCGCCGATAGCGGTCTGGATACGTTTAAGGGGCACCCTCCCTTGCTCGGGCAAACGAACCAGGTAGCCGGAATGTGCAAGTCGAGCGGTTTTATTCCGCGCACGGGGATTCACCATCCCGGCGATTCGGTGTGACGCCTCGGAAGAGACGAGGGTACAACGATGAGAGCATTTATGGAGCCGCGACAAAGTGTGGCGCCTTAACAGGCTAAGTGCTCTCAGCGTTGTGGCATTAGCTCAGTTGGACAGAGCAACCGCCTTCTAAGCGGTTGGTCGCAGGTTCGAATCCTGCATGCCACGCCAGAATCACGCCTAAGGACCGTGATGCCAGAAGTTCCAGGTGCTTGGCGGTGATGGTTTCCCTTGAAGGACTATCACCGCCCTTTTTACAGCAGGACGCCATTGCGATGACTTCATGCTGTAAACCCGTACAGCCACGGAAGGCATAACTCATTGCTTCCAGTTCGCCCGGTTCGCCGGGCATTTTTTTAAGGTGAGATTATGAACGACCAGCAAATCGAAAAAGAAATCGTTGAGAAAGGCAAAACGGCACCGCGCGTTACGCCAGACCATATCGAAGGCATTATTGCTCAGGAGGCATATTTCACAGCAGAAGATGGTGCCTTTGGCAAAGCCATAAAAGCGAAACATACTGGCGGAGAGGTAAACTACCAGCCGCACGAATCACTTTCTCTGCTGACGTTCTGCGTCCTGGTGCTGCGCAACGGCTTCACCGTCACCGGAGAGAGCGCCTGTGCAAGCCCGGAAAACTTTGATGCAGAAATTGGTCGGAAGATTGCCCGGCAGAATGCTGTAAACAAAATCTGGACGCTCGAAGATTACTTGCTGAAGCAGAAGCTAAGCGAGCAATAACACCGTGACATGTCACAAACAGCCAGCCGATGAGCTGGCTTTGTTTTATCCTCATCAGAGGATATCAACGACATTATCCCCTCCAGAGGATTAAGCATAGGGATCGTAATCTGTGATGGCCTTGCCTTGCTGGTTATGTTTCCCGGGAATTCGCAGGCGCTTCGACACAGGGAAAGCAAACGTCAGCAGTAGCGCATCGCCTTTACCAGGCGAACGCCCAAGTCGTTCTTTGATATCTTCCTTCGGTTCGATAACGATTTTACCATCCACGCGAACTTTGTACTCTGCCGCCGACAGATCGTCCGCTGTTTCCTGGTCATCCAGCATCCCGCCCAACCTCAGCCATGTCTTGCATGAGTTGAACATCTCCCCGCGCTTGTTGAGCATCTGAGGGTCAGTTGACGCACCACCGAACGGAACAAGTTGCCATGTACGTCCCCAGCCATCACCGATTGACTTCAAACCGGTTCCGTAACCGAAGTCGATGAATACCGCGTCAGCCTGATACTGGTCTTCAAAGTCAGCGATGCGCTTCGCCATAATCAGATCGTCGGTGGTCTTGTTGCCAGTCCACAGCACCTTACTATGCAACCCCTGCCGCAGGTATATCACCGCGTCATCAACGCCTGAATATGCCGGGTCAACACCGATTATCACCGGAGCATGTGCCACCTGCGCAGCAGTTACCACCCGTTTCATTGCCTCATCAGTAAGACCGGTAGGGATAAACTGCAATTCAGATGCATCAGGGAATATGCCGCGCACACGGATTTTAACGAAGTCGCTATCTTCCCCGTAGTCATCAACCCATTTCTGCAACTGCTGTTTGTTAGTGCCTTCCACCGTCCGGCTGTCAATCTGCGCAGTTTTCCAGCGGTGTTTATATTTGCGGAAACATTCGCGGAAACGCCCGGTGTTACGTGTAGGGTTTCCGAACGCCACCCAGATAATCTCAGTGTCTTCGTCCGTTAGCGCACCCTCGGCAACTTCCCACACCAGATCCGCAATGTTCGACGCTTCATCAAATACCACGATGATGCGTTTACGCTCGTTGTGTAGTCCGGCGAATGCCTCAGTGTTGTGCTCAGACCAGGGGATTGCGTCAGCTCGCCACCGCTTGTCGTGCCCAGGATCATTGCTGTACATCGCGGTAGCGGTACAGGTAAACCAGTCTTTCGTGATAGCAAGGTTCGACCACTTGATAATTTCCGGCCAGGTCTTCGTTCGTAGCTGGTTGTCGGTGTTGGCGGTCACCACGACCTTACAATCCTCGCAAGTGGACATACCCCAGTTGATCAGCATTGAGATGAATGCGGATTTACCAATACCGTGACCAGAAGCGCGTGCCAGCATAAGCGGCTGATAGCGCGTCTCGGGATTCTGCAGGTGATCACGTATCTCTCGGAACGCATCGGCCTGCCACTGACGTGGGCCGGTAGCATGTGCCAGTTCAGTCCCCTCTTCCCCCCACGGGAACGCATAGAGGGCATAGCCAAGCGGATCGTGAGTGAACCCTGCAATATCCTCGATCAACTGCTCTTCAGGAGATAACGCTGCATCTGTCACTGATTGCCATCCTGACGTTCTTTGAGTCGCTTCCTGGCTGCTGCTATGCGATCAGCAATTGTCACATTCACATTAACATCCAGACGTTCTTTGAACGCGTTAACGTCGACGTGCTTACCGATGAGCTCGAGGTTTTTCACCTTGTCGGGCCATTTCACCTTCTTCAGGATATGCTCGACATCCTCAACAGAGAGATCCGCCTCGCCATTCTCTTTTTGCAGGGAAGCCTGGGTTGTCTTGATGGTAGCGATATCCATAGCACTGAGAGAGGTACGCCAGACCTTCGGCCATTCAGCGATCGGCTTCATCCCGCCGTCATCGTTCAGTATATCCAGCACGTCCATCTGGTCGATCTCCACCAGGCGCATGAGAACGTAATCAGCACTGACGCGCATTCGTTTGTTGCGCTCCTCCATCAACTCGGCAATCCGTTTTTGAATGCGTTCATCGCGCATCATGACACTGGCTTTAACTGCCGCTGTATTTGGGGAGAATCCTGCGTTAATCGCTGCCTGAGTCTGGTTTTCAGGCGTTTTGATGTATGACTGGCAATAAGCCTCCTGCATTGCTGTTAGTGGCTTAAATTGCGTTGATTTGCGTTTATAGGTTTTAGGTTCAGCAGGCATCATAACCACCGTGGTAATAGTTACCGTTGTGGTAATAGTACCATGCAAAATAAAGCCGCCATAGTTGGCGGCAGTATTCAAAACCCGTCAAATTCATCATGCATAATCTACTCGTGACATGTCACACTATTAATTTCGTTTCATGCCAGCCTTTAGTCACCCAGCATTGCGAGTCACCATTACACGGGCATGAATTAACTGGAACTCTCTCGCCGCACTTACCGCAACGTTTTCTGCTGATCGATTTTATACGCCCGCGCACACGTGCATCATCCTGGCGGATCAGTAACGCTATATACTCACCAAATTCGTAAGGCGCACGCCCGGGGCGACGCGTGGCACAGTTACGCTCCAGCATTTCAATTTCCTGAGCATCAAGCACAATCTCCAGCTTACGCACACCAGATGCAGCTTGTCTGGCTCTCTGAGCGGCTTTGCGCTCTGCTGCTGATTTAGCCATTCTGATTTTCCTGCATCATGAGAAATACAATCATGGCGGCTCGGAGTGGATTATTCGCATGAAAGCAAATGTTCTCGGCATTAAAAACAGCTGACCACTCACCGCGAGATTGGTGGCAGGTTAGACTGATTTTATTATCAACAATAATAGGCCATGCATCCGATGGATTATTGCAGTAGTCAGGTAAAGGGTTTAATGGCTCAAAAGTTGTATCAGCATTTCCGTAATACCATTTGTTGGTGTTATTCCCTGATGTTTCCGGTTTACATGCCCAAAGGCCTTTAAAAATTATGTCTCCTACCATTCTGTTAATTTCAAAATCACTTAACTGTGAATAGTCCATCATTTCGCCTCCTGCGGCGGTTCTGGTAGTGGCATCCAGTCGGTTACATTGCGGCTCTGCGTTTCGAAGAACTCCTCACCATTGCGGACAACATCAAAAAACTCACCGTCTCGATATTGTGCATAAAGAACGAATGCACCATCACATAAAATAATTACGTGCTGACCATCATCAGGCATTTGCTCACTACAGCTTATCCAACCATCCGGAGTTACCGGAAGCGAGAACGGCAGCACATCTCTGTGAACAAGTTTTTGCTGTGACAGGTTATCCAGAACTTTCTGTACTGCTGCATCACCGAATACACCAAGCGCATCTGCCATAACTCCTACAACCTGATAAGCCTCAGCGCATACCGTGGATAAACCATCCGGAGTTACCGGAGTTGGTCCATCGAATTCGGGCATGTCAGGACCTTTTCTGATAGCTTTAGCCAGCTCCAGCGGGTCATCGTAAAGCCAGTCGCCAGTTTGTGGGTGATTTGCTTCTGCAAGCTGCGCAGCCCATTCAAGACCATCTTTTTGACCTTGGAGATAATCAAGCGGCAACTCTTCATGCTTACTTGCAGGTTCTGCACTATGAAGCATGGCAGCGTGGCAGGCTTCATCAACCATAGCTTCTACGTTTTCGAGAAGTACGTAACTGTACTGCTGCCCACTAACCCATTCTTTTCTGCGAGGTAATGCGCGTGGGTCCGCTACAATGGTTCGCAAACGTTCCAGAACAGCAGGCACTACCGGCTCTACTGCCAACTGACTGGCATATTTGTTAATGGTAACGATAAGCTCTTGCTCAGCCTCATCCAGACAATCACCGATACCTCGCCTGTCACCGTCAAAATCATCGAAATCGGCACGAATCTTGGCAGCCTTCAGGATTGCGGACAACACCTCACTAGGAATTACCGGATAGTTGGTTGACGTTTCCGCGATTTCCCGAAAATTATTGGTTGACGAATTCTTATTTTCCCGAAAGTTTCCGGACTGAAGCATGGCGGCGCGGCAGGCGTTCCAGCCAGCTGTTCGCCCAAGCGCGTAAACTTCAGATGGCTCAAGATAATCAATGTCATGCCCGTCCTCATCGTCGTTCTCAGGTAATGCAGCAGGTACTACTGGAACGGGGGGAGCGGCGTAGACCTCAATAATTCCATTATCAATAGGCCATTCTCCATCCTTGAGGTAGTCACTTGTGCCGTCAACTTGCTGTTCTGCAATGTGGAATGCACCTATTGGTTTTGCTTCCAGTGATGCCAGTGCAATCCGTGCCAGTTTCATTTGTTCGCCACGGGTAAGCCCGTTTTCAAGCGGATTTTTAATGAATAATTCGATACGTTCTTTGGTAATAGTGGTCATAGCTATTTCACCTTAATCTCAACATTTCGCAGTTTTAGCTCTACTGGCTGGTCTGACTTTCCGGTTAATGCTAATGCGAGATTTTCTGGGGTAATGAGAGCAGTTATTGCTTTCCCCATTGCCAGACGAATAATTATTCGTATTTCGCGATCGTCACATGCTCCTGGTCGAACGATTGATATTTGTCCGTCCATCTCACTCTCCTTTGATGCGAATGCCTGTTGCAATGCTGTTTATGATGCTGTCAGTGCATGGGGTAGAAAGCTGGGCATCTCCAGCAATTTTCATGACCTCAACATCTGCATATCGAATACCGAGGTGTATCAGACCGGCTATGCCTGACTTAAGCCGAGCATTTTCCATAAATAGAACTTTTGCCCGCTGTTTTTCTGCTTCAAGCTCAACGCGCAGCTTCCCTACCGTTAGCGCAATTTCCTCGTTCTCCTGGTCGCGGGATTTGATGTATTGCTGGTTCCTTTCCCGTTCATCCAGTAGTGCCAATGCAATCTTTGGATTAAAGGCAGCAATAAATTCAGCGTTGTTTTTCAGAACGTGTTGCGCAATGGCCTGACTACTTAGTCGGACCTCATAACCACGTGCGCCACGGTGTGGTTTATATGAGTCCCAGTCTCCCCACGTTGCCTTCTCTGCCGCCTCACGCAGTACCTGATAGTCAATTGTCATTCTCGCCATCCTTCACAGTTGTAATCACTACAGCCTTCAAAATCATATGGGCTGTACTGCCAGGTTATTTTTCCGCAATGCGGACAATTCCAACGCACCTTCCCGCTTCGCGACTTCTTTCTTCTGTTCTGCTCTTCCAACCAGTCAGGCGTGACCAAACCTGCGCCCTGAACCATTGTTCTGCGGTTAAAGTTATTGATATTGAACGTCCTGCGCTTTGCTGCATCAGCAATGGAAAATGGCAACCAAACTATTCCTGGTTCGTTTTTGTTGGCGACGCTAAAGATGGTCGCTTTACTGAAGTCATCTGTTGGCAATCCACCGTGTTGAAGCCAGTAAACATCGTTGCCGTTCCAGCTACCTTTTTTGTAGGCCACATACGCAGTGCAATCTGACTCAATCAGGCTTTCTGTAGGGATGTACTGGCAATCAACGTGCCACACTGCCATTGCATCCACGCTATCAGCGCAAACAGGCTGATCGATATCTCGCCCACAATTCCAGGCTTTTTGGGCTTCTTCCAGCGTGTAAACATGAGCGCGATCGATATCAGAACTGTAACCATTGCCGTTATGGCAATGGAATGAAGCGTTATTGCCCACAGTTTCACGCGAGCACATCATGTAAAAACGGTTAGTCACTGGCTGCCTCCTTTGCGAAGCTGGTTGGCGAACAAACGTACACTAGACGCTTCACTGCGTAGAAACTTAACGGCATAATCAAAACCACCTCGTTCTGCGTCGTCTGCTCCGTTGTCGAGGTTATCTGCGTACATCTCTACCCCCTGCGCCCGTACTTCAGCCAGAAAAGCATCGGTGGCTGGGGTTTTGATTTCGTTAAGCGCATCACTGAATCCACCACGCTCCATACCTAGCTCTGCTTCGTAATCGGCATCGAATGCAGCGTCTTTGCAGAACTTCTTCAGCTTTGCATTCTCCGCTGCCAGCGCATTAGCACGCACCAGTTGCACTTCCAGTTGCGTTGCCAAATCGCTGATCAGCTTTGCCACACTGCGCATATCAACGGCACCACATTCTGCTTTCAGTTCCGAAGCCATCTCATGCCCGGCGGCAACTAACCCTTTGATATTACTTTCCATCTTTACCCTCGCTTATCCACATAACTTATTGATTACATTGATAACTAAAAAGATCGTCGATTCAGAACTCTTCTATGTTCCAGCCACCACCTGCTTTCTTTGGTTTAACCGTTACCCCGATGATTCGGAACGGATACTGATCTGCGGCGACTTTGGTTTTCACCCTGGCGTCGTCGGTCCAGAAACCTTTCACTTCGTGCAGTTCCATCTCGCCGGTGGCGAGCATCACAGCAAAATCGGGCGTATAGAACGTGTTGTCAGCTAACCGCAGCTTGATACCCTCAAATCGATACCAGACGATTTCTCCTGCACGTTTCAAGTTGCTGGCAATACGCAGATTCTGTTTTGTTCATCTGGCCTGTTTTGAGTCGACCAAGAGCCTGTATCTGTTTTCTCATGATTTACCCCTGAGGTAATTAAAAACCACATAAGACACAAAATCAATAGATTTTAGAATATTTTATTACCTAACGGGTAATTATCGAGACGTAAAAAAATGCGCTATCGCGCTGGTATTACTTGATAAATCCTGACGCCTTTCCCCGCCTGTATTCCTCCATCAGCCACTGCGCCGGTGTTATTCCCCCCAGGGTGGCGGCGTTAGGCATACACCCGAAACTTCGCCCTGGTGGATGGTAAACGTCTCTCCCTGTGTCCGGAGGCGTACTCATTGGTTCTGGCTT